GCTTTGTGAGATAGATCCAGATAACTTCATCATTGAAGATTTATTCTTTCGGGGAAAAAATACTACCAGCCGATCCATCAATTACCTAATCACAATGGAGAAGTACGACACGACCGATTGGATGGGTGCCTTGACGATGGTTCGTAACTCTGCTCAGGACGTCTGAACAGGATCATGATGGATTGAACCATCGAGGTCTTCGTTCATTTCAAAGATAATACTTTCAAACATTTTGAAATCTGTCTCATCAAAGGGGGGTCTTTGAGTCGAATTGAGGTATTCAATCAATCGTCGTCGATGAGTCGCGATATTACCCCGAAGATGTCCAATCATCAACACGTTCGCTTGTTGGCGTAGCACCAACTCCCCACCATTGGCGAGCAACTCACTCAACATCCTCGATCTCTGGCCTCTCGGCCACTGTTCCCAGACCTGCCCGGCCTCGAGGCTGAGGGTTGCGCTGATGAGATGCTTCATTCAACGACCCTCCTTCGGGATGGTATACCATTTAGCATATTTGGAAGGGCTGATTTCACGAGCACGGCCACGCGCATACAGAACGCAAACGGCCGGGAGTCGCTCGAATGTCCTCGTCACAGGATTCCGATAATAGACTGAGTATAATTTCGATTCTCTTCGAGTCATTCACTCACCCCTTCCGCCATATCATCGTGATATGTTGGCAATCATCACATTCTCCTTGATACCACCATAGGTCATCATCCGAGCAAAGCGATACATAGACTCTGAATGAACCGCATCTCTCACATTGTCCAATCATTCACTCAACATCCCCATCTCGCCCATAGCGTCTTCAATGGCCTTCACGATAGCCGTCCTCGATCCATAGGTATGGATGGCCACCGTCCAAGCATCCTTCAGATGCCTCTCTATCGATGCTCTGTTTATCTCCGTCTGCGTCCGCATGGATATCGGCTAATCGCTATTCATATATTATTTGTACCATTCCTGACCCATGAATGCCCCACTTCTTCTTAGGCTGAGCCCCTTTCCGACGACGTCGTTGGCGAGGCGACCATAGGAAGCCGCGGATTGGTTACGGGAACGACGTCCGGGATAAATAGAGAAGATTAACGGCGAGATTGTTAATTTCCGACATCAGAAATTATCATAAGCCATCTCGAAGTCGGGAATTCATGGCAAAGAGTGATGCATTCTTCATCAGAGCGCAAGTAGCAGTCGACACGGCATTCGCACAAGTCGAGATTGATTTAGGTTCATTCGTGAATCTGGGGGTTAGCAAGAGTACCTTGCTTAGAATCCACAACGTGGCGGTTCAATATGCAGATCAGAACGGTCCAGAGAATCCAATCTATACTGATTCGGTAGCCGCGGCTCGTTCTTGGCAACTCACAACTCAAACTCAAACCGCACTCATCTTTGCTGATGATAAATCGGTCGTGGCCTCGGGTCAACTGACACTTTATGGTGACCCCACCTCAACTGCACACGCAGTCAGTATGTCCGAATCATCAGACATCAATCCAATGGACTGGACTAAAGGCTATTTAGTGGGCACCGATTCCATGTTTTTGGCTGCCGATGGTAGCATCACTGTCGACTCTGGGGCAATCTACATCTCAATAGTCATGGAATGCACTCTCGAGAATGCAACCCAAGCAAACAGCGTGGCTCTGGCACTCTCGCAACAGTGAGGGGCTGAAGATGGCCCATACCGGACCCTGCCCTACTTGCGCGGCTATCGAAGCCATCCTCGTAGGCCGTGGATTATCTGAACGCTTGGCACATGAGGCGGCCTATGCTGCACCGATCCGTTCAGCAGAGGAGAAGGTCGTTAAGAAAGCCAAGAGGAAAGTCGGCAAATACCAACGAGTCTTCGGAAAGAAACTGAAGGCTCTCAAAGCAAAGCATCCTCGAACCGACTCATCGACACTGATGAAGAAGGCTCACCGTGAAACAAAGAAGGCGATGAAATGAAGAAGATAGGTGAATACACTACGCGGGGATCAGTCCCAGACCAGACAACAAAGAGAATTACCTTGTTCGATGGTCGTTTTGATACGGGTTACAGGGTTGTGTCATTCCAAGTGTTACCTTTCGACCCTGCTGACGCAACTTCTGACGTCATTGGAGTATTAGCAACTGAGGAAGCAGCCGCAACTGAAGCATGGGATTTGAGCGATAACCGACAAATTGCTTGGTGTGGGGCTCGAGGAGGTCGCTCAGCCCCCGAAGATGGGCTTTGTGAGATAGATCCAGATAACTTCATCATTGAAGATTTATTCTTTCGGGGAAAAAATACTACCAGCCGATCCATCAATTACCTAATC